GCTTCATCTTCGTAGAACTTAGCTACGAGAGATTTAGCTACATCAGTTGCAAAGTGTGGGAGAGTATCACCAGCACGTTTAGTCAACTCAATGTCAGCTTTTTCGATTTCGTGTTCACGCTTGGCTACATCAGCAGCTTCAAGTGCTTTAAGAACTGGGGCTGGGATGTCAGACTTAACGACCATCTCGCCTTCAACTTCCATCATCTCAACTTCAGCTTTCTTTTCGATAGCATCAGCTTTGATAACGTAGCCAGCTTCGATAAGACCCTTGCGAAGAGTTTCGTTCTCAGCAGTTACACGGTCATAGTCAGCTTTAAGTGCTTCTACATCAAACTCAGGTTCAGCTTTCTCAGCAACTTCTTCAGAAGCCTCTTCAGCCTTTTCTGTTTTCATGTCGAGAGCTTTCATAGCTTCCGTACGGCCACAGCCCTTGTCATCCATGTATGCCTTTACTTTGGCTTCCATTTCTTCAGTCATTTTAGTAATTTCCTCTTCGGAATTGTCACGCTTAAAGAGACTAACCATTGCCTGAGCATTGGCTGGACGATCCACTAGGGAAAGTTCTTCAAGGTGCAAGTTTTTTAGGAGATTAGGCAAAGTTAGATTTCCTCCTTAATAGCACGTCCACCTATAGAGAACGCAGCGAGTTCACCAGATTTGACCATATCCCAGACAGCATCATCGAATACTTTGTAAGCAACGACCCATCCTTCACGATCAGACTGGATACCAAGAGAATCACCAATTTCTTTAGTGATCGGGAGAGAGTGTACTACTACACCAACCTGCTCCCCTGTGTGCATAGCCTTGCCAACCCGCACATGCTCCATAAATTCGTTAACAGCTTTCACAAGAGTGTCAGCTTCGATAACATCCCCTTGGCGGTCTACTACAGCTTCACCGTTCTCGGTTACTACTGAGGCCCAACCATAGACCAGACGCTGTTCGTCGTCGGTCTTGAGGATTTTACCTTCAATGCTCTTTGTCATCTTCTTACCTATCACTTCAGCTACAATAGCCCTGAGAGCCTCTATACGGTCCACTGAAGGCTCTTGTGGCTCATCCCCTGCCTCACCCTGCTCATAGAAGGCTAGGTAAGCCTCATGGCTTGCTGCTGGCATAAACACAGCTTGACCATTGTAGTCAGATACGTGAGTAACACCGTCAAGCCCCAAGTCCATACTGCGAGAGATGGCTTCAGCTTCAGTTGTAAAGACATCATTAGCGTATTGGGCTTTAAGAATGTTCATTGGGATACCTTATTAGTCATTTTTGATAAGTACGCCTTGAAAGGAGGCTGCGATTGGGTTATTACTTGTGTTAGTAGAAACCCTACACTCAAGATCAGTCTTCTCTGCAAAGGGCTGAGGGTACTTGAACAACTGCTTAAGCTGGCTACTTTGAAGTACGTTAATAAAGTTGGTTGTAAACACATTTGAACCAAACTTACGAGTGTGAAAGCTGGCATTAACTCTCTTGTTAGCTATGTTTAACGCAGCAGTGAAGTTGATCTCATCTACATACAGAGTGTAACCAGCAGGTACTGTATATGCAGCAATCTGCGTCTGGTTACCTAGAGCAAGGCTTGCGTACACTGTGCCATTAGGAACACCACCAGTAGCCCCAGAGGATGCAATAGATATTGTACCACCCGATGTACCATCAGAGCCAGCCAGTGTAACATACGACCTATAAACTCTTAAGTATGAGAGTTGAGTAGCGACTTGTGTTTGACCGTTGAGAACTACAGTCTCTTCAATCTCATTGTAGTCTTCATCAAGACCTTGGATCAGGATAGTGTTAGCGCCTGTTCCACCACTTGTATCGTTTGCACTAGAGCTACTAACAAACATTGTTACTGCATTATCTAACCAAGGGTAGTTTCCACCCTCTGCCCAGACAGTCTCTTCAGCACCATTTACATCTGGGTTATAACCAAACTTATATAAAAGTCTGTAGCCCTCTGCATGACCCCTAGAGATAGCAATCTCTGTATGATCGTATAATCGTCTAGGCCAACCACCAAACATCTGCTGTACCACCTGTTCATATATTACGTTAGGGTCTGTTGCATCTTCTACATCAGGTCTACCCGTTAGGATGTCGTTAGCACCGAAAGAGTTACTTTGGTCTATCGTTGCTGTATCAACCTCTGGTACACCAGTAGAAAATCCATCAGAACCAATGTAATTTTCATTAACTATAGGACCATTAGCTTGTGTGAGTATTAAGCTACTGTCTTCTTGTAAAATCCTGCTGGTCATAACCCATAACCCTTATTATGCAGGATCAGGGATACCAATAGTAAACGATCCTAGTGAGAAAGTGTTTCCAGAGGCTACCGACTGGCTTGTAGTCAAAGAACCTGTTGCCAGAAGGCGGCTATTTACAGTGTCTACCACAGCGTAGTGTGTTGGTGTACCGTTCCCTGTAACTGAACCGTCACTGATAGCTGCTGCAACTACTTCCCGTCCACCACCTGACCTATCTGATGGGGCAGCGATAGAAAGTGTCGTCGTGTTACCTAAAGCATAAGTGCTATTAGCCTCTGCAAAGGTGGATGCCTCTTGTGATGTAATCAAAAGTTTATTTGCTTCTGTGTTAAGGACTGTTAGGCCATTGTCAAATACACGATTACCTAAAGTTGGCATTACGCTTCTTCCTCAACTGTGTCAGGTTTACCTACATCTTGGTCATACTCTAAGTCAGCTATATCCATAAGGTCTTTGATAACCTCTGGGTGAGACGACACATCAATACCAGCACCATTAAGGTTACGAAGGAACGAAGCAATCTCACGAAGATCGTGTGGAGCAACGTCACCAGCTTCAATAGTTGGCATCAGGTCATAATTCAGACCGTTCAACTGCCACAGACGTTCGACCAACTGTTTGTTAAGAACATCTACAATAGCTTGGATGTAACTCTCAAGCGCACGGAGGAACAGGTCTGTCTTCGACTTGGACAAGGCGTAAGAACCACCTGACGTACCAAGAAGAAGAAACTCAGAAAGCACAGAACGAGCAATGTCGTGCTGGTAACGGCTAACGATTGGGTTAATGTCGATGTTACGCTTACCATTAGAAGCCATCAGTTCGATGTCAACTAATCTTGTGCTGGAAGGGGCACCGTCTTTATCTGGGTAGGTGTCGGAAGGCAGGATAATGTACCCTTGCTCGTTGAACTTAACGTCCCGTAGGATTTGCTGCAAGTTGTTGACGAAACCTGACTGGGCGATAGAGGCGTCACCAGAAAGATACTCAGCAGGAATACGAGCAACAGGAATACCTGCGAGTTCACGTTCAACTGCAATAGCTTCGATAGCTTGTAGATTGTTAAGATACTCATAAGAAGTATAAGCGTTACGGAGAATAGAACGACCACTTGGGTCTCCGTTAAGAGAAGTGGTTTTATAGTAGATAGACTTGTTGGCAGGAATGTAGTTTTTACCATTCATAAATCCTACTTCTTGCTCAATACCTAAGACATCCCCAGTCTTCTGGTTGACATCGAACTTACTAATAGTCCAAGGCGCACGGGCAGCAATCTTCTTAACGCCTAAGCGTCCATCAGTGTACTTAGAGTGCTTCTTATCAGAACGCTCTGTAGGTCCAACTCGACGCTTGTAGATAACCTCAAACCAACCGAAGCCATACGACAAATAAGACAGTGCTTCTGAGATGTGATCGTCTAGGGTATGATCCATGTCGTCAAGAACACTCTTAACAAACTCAGCTTCAGCCTTAGCGGCATCACTATCGTTAACAGCAGTTACATGTAGGTTAACATCACGTAGGATTTGCTCAACGGAATACATGACAGCACCAATGGTAGCATCATTATCACGCATCTCACGATACTTACGGATGGCCTTCTTACCACGTAACTCAGGAAGAAACTCATCAGCACGGATTTGACCGTTGTGTGTATTGTCGCCAGCTACGCCTAACGTAGCCTTAGCGGCTGCTTCTGAGAGCTTCTTAACCATTTGTCTATTGCCTTTTACTTAGATAAGCCCTTAGCACTAGAATAAGCGAGGGTTAGTTGGGGTTTACTGTAGCCGTTCAAGGAAAGGTCTGTAATTGCCCACACCATAGCGTCAAGGCGGTCAGGAGAGCCAACTCGACCTAATGGCTCCCACGTTCTCATCTGTGTCTCAAGTTCATTCAGTGATGCACCATCAGGAGGATTAGAGACGTGCTTAACAAGTCCCCTCTCGTATAATGCAGATACTGGCTCGGCTCTAGCGAACTTCCCACGAGAGGCTCTTACAGCCTTGTAGGATACACTATCGTCCTCACCATGAATGGTAGTCTTAACCATGTCACCACCCTGATTGACCTCGGCTACGATACGGTCAGCTTGGTAGTAATTATATAGTTGAATAGCTTTAGAGGCCCAACCCTGTGGGGATAGCCTATCAGTGTAGTCACCAAGGACATAAGCAATACCGTTGATGTCAATACCTGCAACGACAATCCCTGTCATGTCACTCTCAGCGTTAGA